GCTTTCGAATATTCTCAATATAAAATTAGAGATATTCACGAACATATACAACAGGAATTAGATAAACAAGGTCAAGAGAAACAAGTTAACAATGTTTGGGAAAAAGAATACTATGAAAAATATCCTGAAGCTAGATTTGAAGAAATTTATAGAGATGATATTCAGCAAATTTTTAAAGATGGAATTGAAGCGTTGAAAAAAGCTGAGGTATACGCTCAAAGAATTGATTGGTTTCTATCGGGAGATGATGGAGAAGATAGTTTAGTTTCAAGGTTAAAATTTGATTTAGATAAGTTATAACGTCGTATTAGCGTCTGCGAAGTTGCGCTAATGAAGTGTTATAGTTGTTTAATGCGTATTGTTCGGTTAAGCAACTGAATAGGGGGAGTAAAAATAAACGCAATTATTTTGTCTAAAACTCCCCTTATTCTATTTTGGCACTATTATTCATTTACTGCCAAAACACAAATACACTATAAACACAATCATTTGCCGTATATTTGTGCAAAACACTATTTAGAATTAATATAAATAAGAGTAAAAAGATTATAAAGTTTATTATATTCAATATTATAATTATATTTGCAGAAACAATTTAAAAACACAAAAATTATGAAGTTAAAAGGAACACAAATTGAAATGTTTCAACAGTCTGTTGAACTAATCTATGTAGAATCTGTAATAGGTTCAGGGTATGAAACACAAGTAGCAGAACTTGCATTAATTGATAAAATAGCATATAGAGCTGCTAGAAAAAATATGCAAAAACATTCAGCTATAATATTAAAACTAGACAATGATTTCGCTGGATTTTTTACATTTGAAGTAAATCATAAGGTAGGTGAGTTTTGTTTATTACAGTCTGCTATGTATCCTGAAAAAAAGGATAAAAATATTTATAGCATGATGGTTCAAAAGATTATAGACCAAAATATTTATGGTTATCATATGGTTATGACTGTTTCTAAAAAACATGACTTAGAAAATCCAAAAGTTTTTTTAGCATTAGGTTTTAAAGTAAATTTAGAAAAAAGTGATTTTTCATATATTTATTATGGGAAAGAAGAGCAAGTAAGAGTTAAAAGATTATGTCATATGGCAATGACTAATTTATGGAACTCCACAAGTGGTGAATGGCTAAAAGTAAAAAGAGCTTGGAATGCTGATTTAGAAAATGCTGGTTTAAAATATAATATACCAAATCCTAAATTTGCAAGTCGTGAAGGATGTTGGCAAGGAAAAGCTGGAATGTCTAATATTGTTTTATCTAAACAAAAAGTTGTTGATGGTGAAATTATAACAGATGCTACAAAAGATTTAAACGGTAATGCTTCAGTTTTAGACCCTACAGCGTGTGAAATAATAGTTAGAATGTTTATGCCTACAAATGGTGTTAGAGTTTATAATCCTTTTGGAGGGGGTGTTCAAATGGGCTTTGTCGCTGGAGGTTGTGGATATGAATATTTATCCTCTGAAATTAGACAAAATCAATGTGATGCAAATAATGCTTTATGTCAAGAATTTGTTAACGTAAAATGGTTAAAGTCTGATACTGCTAAATTTACGCCTAAACAAAATTATGATTTAATATTTTCTTGCCCACCTTATTATAAAGTTGAAACATATTTAGATTATGATGGTAAATCTCCTGAAGGTGAATTGAATTCATTATCTACTTACGAGCAGTTTAGAGATATGCTTTTTGAAGGGTATAAACGAGCTATTTCAGTAATGAATGATAATACATTTTTTGTTGTAATGACAGGAGATAGTAGAAATAAAGACGGGGGTTATTATGGTAGTGATGCTGAACATGAATTATTCTTTAAAGAACAGGGTCTACATATTTATAATAAAATTATTTATTTAGAAAGTGAATTTACAAGAAGAGCTACAGCAAAGAAAACATTAAATAGTCGTAAATATCCAAAATGTGAGCAGCGTATTTATGTATTTTATAAAGGTGATACAACTAAAATAAAAGATTTATTTCCTAATGTTGGTAGATTATAATGAGAGTCTATAAAGATACAATATCCCTTTCAAAAAATGAGAGGGGTATTTGGGACTTAGATACTATCAAAGGTTGTGAAAGCGGTTTATTAGAAAATGATAAGGGTTGTTATAATGACTGTTACGCTTTTAAAACAGCTAAAAGATATGGTATAGATTTTAGTAAATCAATAGAGCGTAATTTTGAAAATGAAGCACATAAACAAAGTATAATAAGACAAATAGAAAAAATTGATATGCCTTTTATTCGTATTGGTTGCGCTGGCGACCCTTCGGAAAATTGGGAACATACTATTAAAATAATTAAACAAATAAAAGAAAGTAGTCAATTATCATTATTCGATATTAGTTCTAAAAAGCAAATAGTAATTATTACAAGGCATTGGAAAAAATTAACAGATGAACAGTTAATTGAGTTGTCAAAATATAATATTTGTATTAATACAAGTGTTTCTGCTTTAGATAATGACAACTTAATAAATATAGCTTTAGAACAATATGAAAGATTAAAACCTTACTGTAAATCAGTTTTAAGAATAGTAAGCTGTGATTTTAATGAGAAAAATGAAATAGGTAAACAAAAAGCTGAAACACAAAGAAAACTATTTAAAAATGAATTAACTATTGACACTGTATTTAGACCTTCAAAAAATAATGAATTTGTAAAAAATGAAATAATTAACGTAAAAAAAATGTCATTTATGAAATCAAAGCAATTAATAAGTAAATATAATAAAAAAGCATTTATAGGAAAATGTAATTCATGTTTAGAAATGTGTGGATTAAATGTTAAATAAAAAGATTGTAACTATGAAAAAAAGAATCCTATTTGTAAACCTTACAGTTATTGATAACAAGAAGCCTAAACACTTTAACAAGGTGGTAATAACAGAGGGTGTAAGTCACTATAAAAGATTACCTATTGATAAGATTGAGATAATTAAACAGGTTGGATTTACAAATAATAAAAATTAAAAACATGATTTAATTAGATAATAATTACTATATTTGTAACCGAAGCTCGACACTTCTAAAAACATTACTATAAAGTCATTTATCAAAGGATAGTCGAGCGTCCTTTTTTAAATGGCTTTTTTTATTAAACTTAAATATGGCAGAAAATAAAACATCATTTGTACTTTATTCAGACCAAAGAACTTTGATTAATTTACTATCAAATGAACAAGCTGGTATACTTTTAAAGCATATTTTTGCATATGTTAACGATGAAAACCCTATTTGTGAGGACCAATTAATAACTATTGCTTTTGAGCCTATAAAACAGCAGTTTAAAAGGGATTTAGTTAAGTGGGAACGAACAAAAGAAGGTAGAAGCGCAGCAGGAAAAGCAAGCGCAGAAGCTAGACGAATTAACAAAATTCAACAAACGTCAACAAATGTTAACAAAGCTCAACAAACGTCAACAAATCCAACTGTAAATGATAATGTTAATGTTAATGTTAATGTAAATGTAATAAAAGATATACTTAGTGTCCGAAAAGTAAACTTTTCAGAATCATTAAAACCTTTTTTAGAAAAGTATTCAAAAGATATGCTAAACGATTTTTATTTATATTGGACTGAACACGGTGAGAAAGATAAAAAGATGAGGTTTGAGAAAGAAAGAAGTTTTGGATTATCTCAAAGGTTGGCCACATGGAATAAAAACAATTTTAAATCTAGACAACAGAATAGAATTGATAATCCTTACAACCTTTCACCTGCTCAACTTGAAAGTTCACGAATAGCAGAAATGCAAATTGCAGAAGCTATTAAACAAAAAGCTTTACAAAATGATTCTAAATAAAAATAATTCAATAGACTATCTTTTTGCCGTAAAGGATGGTAAAGTTAAAAGCGGTTTAGGGTTGGGGTGTGATAACATTGATAACTATATTCGTTTTAAACGTGGACAAATGAACATGATTCTAGGAGGTGCAAACGTAGGTAAGTCGTATTGGTTTCAATGGTATGCATTAGCTATTTCTAGTCAACATGATATTAAATGGACTTTATGGATGGGTGAGGACGAAGTAGGGGAAACAATGATAAATTTAATTCAAATGTATTCAGGCAAAAACTTTTACTACCTTACGCATGATGAGATTAGAAAGTTTAATTTAAAAATTGAACACTGGTTTACATTCATAGACCCTTCATTAATTTATTCACCTAGCGACCTTTTGAAAATATTTAAAGAAAGTAATTCAGATGCTTTTTTTATAGACCCTTACACAGGATTAAAACGGGGTTATGGGTTTTCTGATAACTACGATTTCTTAAATGAGATGAGAGAATTTTGCAACAGCTCAAAGAAAACGGTTTATATTTCTTTGCACCCATCAACAGAAAGCCAAAGAAGTACAGGGCAATTTCCGAAAGGACACCCGCTAGAAGGACATCAAAAACCGCCAAAGATGGCAGACGCTGAAGGGGGACAAGCATTTGCAAATAGAGCTGATGATTTTTGGATAGTTCACAGATTTACACAGCATGAAACAATGAATAACGTTACTCATATCCACGTACGTAAAAACAAACGAAATAGAACGGGGGGGCAACCTACGCTTATGGATTTCCCTTTACCTTTTGATTTTAATACTGGATTAGGTTTTAGAATTGGCGGTTACGATTTAATAAAAAGAAACACTTTGATAGAAAAAAGTGAGTATTTAAAACCTAATAACGATTTTTAATGGACGACTTAAGATTAACACAATCAGAAATTTATTTATCAATGACTATAAATAAGTTATTGTTTCGCAAAATAAGCATGAAAAGGAAAGGTTTAAGCGACTTAAAGATAAAAGAAGTAGAAAGTACTATCAATGATTTAAACATAGTCTTAAACACGTTTAAAACGCTAGAGAAAGAGTGGAGGGTTGCTCGAAGTAGATGTTCAGATTTAGAATTGCATTGGCTAATTGCTAAAAAAGAAACAACCGAACAGATTAAAAAGAACGAAGAACTAATAAAAATGATATGAAAAAAGAACTTGAAAGGTTAGGATTTCAGCGAGTGGATATTCCTGACATAATTCTATACAGAAAATATAATATTACGATTGAAAAAGTATTTTGCGGTTATTTAATTAATAAACCGTATAAAATATTCAAAACAATTGATGAGTTAAAAAATATCATTAAATTTGGCAAGTAATGGAAAAGATAAACATCAAAGCATTAAGCGTAAATTCGTGCTATCAAGGTAAAAGATTTAAGAACCAAGTACATAAAGAATATGTATCAGAAGTTATGAGGCAACTGCCTATCTTTTTTATTGGCAGACCACCTTACAAGCTTATTTTAGAGTTTGGATTGTCTAGTAAGCTTCAGGACTTAGATAATTGTATTAAAGTTTTTCAGGATTGCTTAACAGTGAAATATGATTTTAATGATAGGGATATTTATCAACTTGAAGCGGTTAAATTAAATATTAAAAAAGGTGAAGAGTATATTAAATTTGATATAATAGAAACAAGATGAGCGACATAACAATGTGCAGCGGCACTAATTGCCCCAAAAAAGACGAGTGCTACAGATTTACAGCATACGCAAGCGAACACCGACAAAGCTGGTTTAATGAGCCACCATTTAAGATAGTGGAAAACAAGTTTACGTGTGAAATGTTTTGGGGTGATAGGAATGAGGGTATTATAAACCAATTTAAAGATATAATGAAATGAACGAGCTAGACATATTAGTTGAGAGATTAAAGAAAATAGGTATTGATGTTGAATTAACAGGCAACATACCTTGGATTTATTTAAGAAGTGTAAACGGTAATGTAATTAAACGAGAGGATTTTAAGAATGCTAATCATGGTCATTGTATTGCGTGGTATCCTTCAATGAACAATGATACTTATCATATTAATTGGCATGATATTAAGACTACCTTTGAATTAATTAGAAAATACAAATAAGATGGGTAAAGTAATAATTGAGTTCGATTCAGTAGAAGAGCAAGACGACATTAACATGGCATTGAATGGCTATAAGTATAGCGTAATTTTACATACTTTAGATAATGATTTACGAAGCATTACTAAGCATGGAGTTTATAAAAATAGAGAAGCTACATCAGAAGAAATAGAACTAGCACAGGACTTAAGAGACAGCATACAATCGTATTTATCAGAATTTAACATATCATTATTGTAAGTATTTAAAAAACTTGTTTACCTTTAGCGTATGGTTGAAAACATAGAACGAATAATGGAGCTGTTTAACTCTGGAATAGGGAAAACAAACGTAGCGAGAACAATATGTGAAGAGCAAGGAATTGAATTTGACCATAACCATAGAAGGAGCGTAGGAAAGCTAATTAATCGTAGGTTAAACAATGGTATTAATCAAGAGTGCGAAGCCGTAGGGATAGATATAGAAAAAGTAAAACACTATTGGTATAAAGGTGAACATTATTCTATCAATGTAAAGGGGGTCGAAAACGACTCCTTTAACTATAACGAATTTAAACAAGATTTTATAGATACAGTTGAAAGAATTAAACCTAACCACATTAAAATTGAACGTGACGAACTCATCGAGGACTCGCACGCTTTACTTATAGACCCCGCAGACATTCATATAAATAAACTTTGTTCTGCATTTGAAACGGGTGAAGAATACAACTCACAAATTGCAGTTCAAAGGGTAAAAGATGGCGTTAATTCAATACTTAAGAAAAGTAAATATTTCAACATTGATAAGATTATTTTAATAGTTGGTAACGACGTTTTAAATACCGACAATGCTAAGAGTCAAACGACAAAAGGCACACAACAAGACACGCACTTAAAATGGTTCGACGCGTTCATAATGGCTAAACAATTATACATTGATATTATAGAAACCTTAGTACAAATTGCAGACCTAGAAGTAATTTATAACGTATCTAATCATGACGAGATGAGTGGTTTCTTTCTAATGGATTCTTTGTACAGTTGGTATAACACGCATGAAAATATAGAATTTAATCGTTCCCCTTCACATAGAAAATACACAACCTACGGTAAAAATCTAATAGGCACAACTCACGGAGATGGAGCGAAGCAAAACGATTTACCATTATTAATGTGCCACGAAGCTTCAAATTATTGGCACGATTGTAAACATAGATACTGGTTTACTCACCACGTTCACCACAAAACAAGCAAAGATATTATGAGCGTACAAATAGAGTCTTTACGTTCACCAAGTCCAGCAGATAGTTGGCACCATAAAAGCGGTTACCAACATTCACCTTTAGCAATTGAGGGCTTTATATTTCACAAGGAGTTCGGACAAGTCGCACGCTTAACTACACTTTTTTGAGATATGGATATTTACGAAACCAAAATATTGAATTTATATTTTAATTATCATTGTGTTAGGCAAAAAAATATTATATTTGCTATGACTTTCACATATTATTTGAATTGATGAGTAATAAATTAATGATAGAGCTATCAAAATACCACTCCGAATGGTGTAAGATTGTGCGGTCATTTGGTGTAAGCCCCGATACTTGCGAAGACGTAGTGCAGGATATGTATTTAAGACTTAACAAATTGTCATCTTACGAAAAGCTATTTAAAAATGGTGTGCTATCAAAGTCTTACGTTTGGATTACTTTACGAAATTTGCAGTTTCAACAATTTAAACAGGACAACTTAACGATTTCACTAAGCAACTATGACATACAAATAGATGAAAATTGTACATTAGATGAGGTTAAAGCGCGTTCTAATTTTAATGTAAAGATTAACAAAGAAGTAGGCAAGTGGAATATGTACGACCAACTACTATTTTCAATCTACATGAACGATTCAGTTTCTATGCGGGATATTTCAAAAGGTAGCGGAATAACTTTGAGAAGCATACAAAGGACGTTAGAGAATTGCTATCGTAGGTTAAGACAAAATGTAGGTGAGGATTATCAGGATTTAATAAACAAAGATTACGAACTAATATAAAACAATTATGGCAAAAAGAAGAGTAAGTAAAGGATTAGGTGATACAGTAGAGAAGATTTTACAAGCTACGGGAGTAGATAAATTAGTTCACTTTATTGCAGGAGAAGATTGTGGATGCGAGGAGCGAAAAGAGAAACTTAATAAGTTATGGAAGTACAAAAAAATAGAATGTTTAATTGAATCAGAGCATGAATTTCTTACAGATTTCTTCAAGACGTTTAAAAACCAAGTTTCACCAGCTGAACAAGGATATTTACTTAAGATATACAACCGCGTATTTAATGATAAACAAATGGCTACAAGCTGTGGCGACTGTTGGAGAGATATTCTTAAAGATTTGAGATTGTTACACGCTGAATATAAACAAGATGAAAATTAATTGATTAATTTATATTAATTTTGGATAAGCGAAAAGATAATGGCGGTCATAGTACAAAAGCTACTAAGCCTGATGATAAAAGATTGATGACTAAAAGCGAATTGCAGGATGCTTATGAGAATTTAAAACCATTCTTACCTGAAGCATTACAGCAGTTAGATTACGCTATGAAATGTGGTGAGAAGTGGGCAGTTGAATTGTGGTTTAAATACTTCTTTTCTTTACCTAAACAACAAACCGATATTACAACACAAGGAGAAAAAATACAGAATATTATTAGTTTAGGAATAGGCATAAACCCAAATACAGATGAAGTACAAAATATTGAAAACTAAAGGAAGTGTAATTACATTCAGGGTTAAAAGTGAATGTGAATACAACGGTTTAAAATTAGATGTAGATGTGAGTGGAACAGACCCTCATAAATTCTTAGATGATTACGTTTGCAGTGGTAAACTTCGTGAAGAGATGGATGAGTGGTTTCAAACATTACCTAAAAAAGATTGAGATTATTAGTAAAGCAGGAACACGCAACCTATTATCTAAACGATAGGACAACTGAAGAAGTTTTATACGGTGGAGCTGCTGGAGGTGGTAAATCCGCTTTTGGTTGCCTTTGGTTAATATCTATGTGCCAAAAGTACGAAGGGACAAGATGGTTAATGGGTAGAGCAAAACTAAAAACCTTAAAAGAAACTACGCTAAACACTTTCTTTGAGTTGTCCGCTGCCTTGAATATCGGAGCTGAATACAACTATAATGCACAATCTAATATTATCTACTTTAATAATGGGAGTGAGATAATACTCAAAGATTTATTTCTATACCCTTCAGACCCGAACTATGATAGTTTAGGTTCACTAGAGATTTCAGGAGCTTTCATTGACGAATGTAATCAGGTTGTATATAAAGCATGGCAAATAGTAAAGTCTAGGATTAGATACAAACTAAATGAATATGATTTAATGCCTAAACTTTTGGGTACGTGTAACCCTGCTAAGAATTGGACGTATAAAGAGTTCTATTCCCCTGATAAGAATAATACCTTACTACCTTACAGAAAGTTTATACAAGCCCTCCCAAAGGACAACCCGCACTTGCACCCATCTTATTTAAAATCGTTATTACAGTTAGATAAGAATAGTAAGCAAAGATTGTATTACGGTAATTGGGAGTATGATGACGACCCATCTACACTTATAGACCAAGATAGCATTATAGACTATTTTAACCCTATTCATATAAAACGTGAAGGGCAAAGATATATGACTATTGACGTTGCGCGTATGGGTAAAGATAAAACGGTTTTTAGAGTATGGCATGGTTGGCTTGTCATTGATAGATTTGAGATTGCTAAAAGTGG